AAAGAAATGGCAGATTTCCGAGCATACATGCTGGGTGATATTCAGTCCTGGGATCAGATCACAGACTTTTCCGGTGACGTTGCGAAAGCGTTCATTGACCCGTTTCAATATGTGGTTTCATGTATGTGGTTTCCAACGGGCGTTCCGGTTGATCCGGTCAAAAAGACAATTGCCTTTGGTTACTGGAAATCGACCCTTGAAGCATCCGTCTTATCACAGACCACACGAAACTATCCGTTTTCTTTGGCACGCCCCGACAGAACGAACAATAAAGACATCACTTATCTTTACCGTACACCGTGGGCGAAGTACTATTTGTACTTGCAACCGTGGGGAGCGATTCAGCTAGACGCGTCAAAAATTGGAAAAACGGGAATTAGTTGTAATATCACTTATGACTTCGTATCTGGAAAAGCAATCCTAACCGTTACTTCTAAATTAACAAATGATGTGCTGTACAATGGTGAAGCACAGGTGGGTGTGCAGATGCAGTTATCGAACGTAGGTTTGAATCTGAAAAGCGCTACGGGTAGTGTGAGTGGGTTGATCGAAGCGGCGAAAAACTCCCTCGGCGGTGTAATCGGTAGCATCGGTCAGAAGTTCAGCGCAAGTAGCATCGCATCCAGCGTGTTTGCTAGTAATGCGTCCGTACAAAGCACAGGCACTAATAGCGGCATGGCGGCAGATTCGCTCGGCGGAAAAGCCACTCTCTTCGCAAACTACTATGAATCAGTTATGTTTGACGTAGCAGATAACGGAAAACCGCTCTGTCAGAACCGGAAAATATCGGATTGCACAGGCTATGTAAAAGTGGAAAACGGAGCAATCAATTTTTCCGCTACAGAACCGGAAAAGCAAATAGTAAAAGAATATTTAGAAGGAGGATTTTATTATGAGTGAAATTAAAATGTATTCACTGCCGACAACCGTGGCAGTAGCTATTCTTGTAATCGGTGGCAACTACGGGAACGGGTCAGACCGTATCAAGCGTCTGAAAGCAGACGGCTTCGACCCGGTCAAGGTACAGAAATGCGTAAATGACCTTCTTCCTATTATTAAGAGGTATCGCTAATGAGCGGTAATATACAGGTATCCTATCAGTGGGCGATTGATACCTGCAACAAAAAGAATGTAGGTTACTCACAGACCTACCGAAATCAACAGACAGTTAATGGAATCACTTATTATGACTGTAGTTCGTTCATCTGGTATGCGCTTTTAGCATCCGGCTTTGATGTGGTAGCCGCCCATGGCGGGCAATCATGGCCGTTTACTACGTATGACATGGTTGGTGTGTTGGATGCTTTAGGTTTCAACCGTGTCCCGGTTGGTGATCCCTGGAAACCGGGGGATATTCTGGTACGGAACAACAACTATGGAAATCATACGGAAATGGTCTATGACGGGCGGCGAACGATGGGCGCACACAGTTCCACATATCCCCTGGGGGAACAGGTGTCCATTAACACCGGAGACAGCAATCCAGCTACCTGGGACACTTGCCACCGTTTTGGCGACGGAGCAAGTGGGGCGAAAGGAAGCAGTGCTTATGTAGTAGCGGCTATGTGCGGGAACTTCTGGCAGGAATCCGGCATCAACCCCGGCATCTGGCAGGATTTAAATGAATCTGCGTTTACAGATTTACTGGTTGGATTCGGTCTAGGTCAGTGGACGAATACGGAGGGAGATAACCATGGACGGCTTTACAAATTACATGAATGGTTAATGAACAACGGCTATGCGGATGATGACGGCGTTGGGCAGTTAAACTATCTGATTCATGAGAACGTCTGGTACAGCACTGAGGAAGCATCCGCCTTTCAGAATCTGACTGAATTTTTAACCAGCGACAGCACAGATATTGCGGCGTTAACCCACGCATGGAACATTGGTTGGGAAGGTATTCACGACAGTTCGTGGGACGCGCGTGTCCAGTATGCGCAGAACTGTTATGACTATATCATCGCACATGCAAACGATACATCCATTACGACCTGGGCGAAAGGGAACCGCTACCTCAGCGAAGCAGAGCGTTATAACAATGCAGTGTTGATATATCGCTTTCTCAGTACCGGGGCAACACCCGGAACGGGGACGACGTTTCTAATCGCGATTCTCAGTAAAAAGAAGCGGAGGGATAGAAGAAATGTATAATGGAATACCGTTTTCAGCGGATTATATTAACGCCGCTAACTCTGTGATTTCACCGTCAACCGTACATTGTAGGAACACAAGCCTGTCTCTGTATTTTCAGCGGTATCTCTTGCAGAAAGCAATGAGTGTTTTCAAGTGGAAGATGCCGCCGCTATGGGCGAAGAACTACACCCTTTATACGCTGTACTGCTGGGGCTTTTTCGCTGTAGTCAACACAGACAGATACGGCGTGATCCCGCAGGCCTGTGGTCTGCGGGGGTATGATGTAATGTATCAGCCGACCAACGCGATCATCACAAACCCGCTCCTATCTGGGACACTGGAACCACGGATTGGATTACAGTGCGAACTGGTTCGGCTAC